GAATCAAACAATGCCCCTCGGGGGATTACAGTGATATACAAATATTCGGCGAGTGGTGCTCCTTCGGCGAGTGGTGCTCTTTCGGCAAGGGCTGCTCCTTCGGCAAGCAGTGCTCTTTCGGCGCGTGTTGCTCTTTCGGCGAGTGGTGCTCTTTCGGCGAGTGGTGCTCCTTCGAAGATAAAGGCGAATATATCGGCGATTATCCTTTCCTGGCTTTTGTGGGGTTCGGCTCCCGGATTGGCAGCAAGGTTTACTTTTTCAACCTGCAAGACGGCATTTATGTCCGTTGCGGCTGCTGGCTGTCGAATATAGCGGGGTTCCGGGAGAGAGTGAAAGAGAAGAATGCCGATGCGATGTACCTGGATTTATGCGATCTGGTCGAGAGGAAGTTTGACAGAAAAAACTGAAAAATACTGATGTATGAAAACGAGAATCGAGATTTACGAAATCGCTGATCCGAATCATATCGTATCTGACGGGGAATGGTCCCGAAAACTTTCGGCTGCCGACATACGCAATCATATCAATTATATGATGCGGCCTTTCGATCCCCGGAAATATTCTTATCGCGTAGTATATATCAATCAAAAACAGTAAATATTATGGAACAACAAGCAACGGGATTGACGCTGTTCAACCGTCAAATTACCAGCGAACGCACCCAGAATTATCTGACGAGCGTCCTGGGAGCCAAGAAAGACAGCTTCGTAAGCAACCTCACGGCACTCGTCGCCAACAACAAGGCATTGCAGGAGTGCGAGCCTATGGGCGTGATGTTCGCCGCGATCAAGGCTACGGCCCTCGACCTGCCTCTCGATCCCAACCTGGGTTTCGCCTATGTCATCCCCTACAAAAACAACCGGGAGGGGCGCACCGACGCCCAGTTCCAGATCGGGGCGAAGGGATTTATCCAGCTGGCCATCCGCAGCGGGCAGTTCAAAACACTGAATGTTTCGGAGGTCAAGGAGGGCGAGATCGTGGATGAAAACCTCATCACGGGTGAAATCACGTTCAAAAAGGCCGAGAATCGGGACGCTCTCCGCACGATCGGATATGTGGGTTATTTCAAACTGACTAATGGCTTCGAGAAGATGCTTTATATGAGCTGCGAGAAGCTCGAAGCACACGCGAGCCGGTACAGCCAAACCTATGGATCAAAGAAGGACTACATCCGGGCCGGTAGTAAATGGACTACGGATTTCGATGCGATGGCGCGTAAGACCGTGCTGAAACAGTTACTGTCAAAATTCGCCCCGATGTCCGTAGAGATGCAGGACGCTGCGAAATTCGATCAGGGCGTGCTGGGCGAAAACAACTCGGTACGTTACATCGATAATGAGGAAACGGCGGCAATTCCCGAAAGCGTGGACAAAGCGACGCTTACGAGCCGCGAAGCGATCAGTGAAGCGTTTATCGGCGGTCAGATCACCGAACAGGAGGCCGACGACCTGATGCAGAAGATCGGGATTACGAAAAACGCGGTCGAGGATGCGACGGTCGAGGCCGAAGTTAATCTGTTCGACACCAAAAGCGCGAAGCGATGACCGATTCCCGCTATTTCGAACAAGGAACTCCGGAATGGTATGAAGCGCGTCTGCATCGATTCACTTCCTCCGAAGTGCATAAGCTGATTCCCGGAGCACGGGCACGGCCCGGAGAACTGACCAAGACGGCCGTCGCTTATGTGTTCGACAAGATCGCCGATCGCATCACGGCCGGGGGCTGTTTGGAATACCGGGAACTCAACACCAGAGAAATAGAATGGGGACGCGAGCACGAAGATACGGCACGGCTGGCCTATTCGACGATTATGAGCGTCGATGTCCAGACCTGCGGATTCTTCGTCTGCGAGGATTTGCCCTCTTTCGGCGGAAGTCCTGACGGGTTGGTCGGGGAAGACGGTTTCATCGAAATAAAATGCCCCTACAATTCGTCCGTACACGCCCGGTATCTGGCTATGGCTACCCCGGACGATCTGCGACGCGAGAAGCCCGAATATTACGCCCAGATACAAGGTAATTACCTTGCGACAGGACGACGATGGTGCGACTTCGTAAGCTATGATCCCCGGTGCGCCAACTCGCTGCTGGCCGTCAAGATTCTCCGCATCCCACGAGATGAAGAGTACATCGACCGTATTAGGGAGGCAGTGCTGGCAGCCGTGAAATACAAACAGGAGATAACGTCCAGAATGGCGCTCCTGGCACGGCAACAGCGGGCATCCACTCCCTAAATAATCTCCAAGTATGACGACAAGAAAGACATATCCCCCGTGGTCGGAAAAGGAATTGGAAACATTTATATAGGTCGCTTGTTGAATCGCACTCCGGGGAGCGTAAAGATACGCGCCGTATGGAATGGCTGCCGCAAATCCTATGAGTTTATACAACGCCGAAGAATGACGACGGATAACAAACCCCGCAAAATGGTCGGATGTATTCCGAACCCCTTGCCGGTTATTGAACGGTTATTGAAAAAACACGGTTACAAAAAATAAAAACAAGCATGACAACGGTTCTAAAATGTACAATCAGAGATAACATAAATAAAGATTGTGTAATAGAAGTTATTATCAATTCTAATAATAACGTCGTTATCCGCCAAGGAGATACAGATAGAAGTCAGTCGATTATTTTATCACCTCAAATGGCAAAAGACCTTGCTAACGTGATAAAATACAAACTTGAAATATAACAGAACGGTATGGCCAGAATCAGAACCATAAAACCACAATTTTGGGATGATCTGAAGATCGGCCGCTTATCGCGCGATGCCAGGCTGCTTTACATCGGACTTTGGAATTTTGCCGATGATTTGGGCGTAGTAATAGCCGACCCCGTTTGGCTGAAGTCTAAAATATTCCCTTACGACAAAATACAACTCCAGCAATTCGAAGGCTGGTTGAAGATGCTCGAAGAAACCGGATTTATTAGTCTGCTTTCCGTTAAGTCGGAAAGATTCTATTATCTGCCAACCTTTTCCCGTCATCAAGTAATCAACAGACCTAATCTGGAAGATGTAAATGTACGTAAAGAATTGTTAGATAGTATTTTAGATGAAATCAGTAAACAATCACGGAACAATCACGGAACGATCAGTGAACGATCAGTGACTATAAAAGGAGAGGATAAGGAGTATATTACTACCAGTACTTCTACTGGCGTAGAAGATACTGGAGTATCTGTGAGAGATAATATTATTTCTTACCCGGTAGAAGACAATAACGCAGGTGCGCGCGAGGAAACTGACAGTCCCGAAGCCGATCTTCCTAAATGCAAATCCCGTAAGACGCTCCGCAAGGATGATGCAGGGATTGAAGAAGCTCGGATATTGACGTGGCGCGATGATTTTGAGATTTACAAAAACGAGTTACGCAAGGCCTATAAGACGCTCCTACAGGATGACGCTTGGATTTCGACGCAACAACGTTTCAACCCGAATCTCAACATTGCCCTCTCGCTCGAAAAGGCTTGCGTAAACTTCTGGGCAACGGAAGCCGGATGGCAGCATAAGCGAAAGCAGCACACAAAGACTATCAACTGGAGGCAAACGCTCACAAATTCGATCAACAGCCCGCAAAACAAAGTTTACAATGACAACGGAATTAGCAAAAAAACCGCCAACAACGGCGTTAGCGAAGATTTCAAGCGTGGAGTTCTTGAAACGCTACTCAGTGGCGGCA